TACTTGGTTAATAAAAGCGGAAACGGTCTTATCAGCCGTGTTACGTTCCTTATCAGGTCTGTAACCACGGTCATAAGCGTCCCCAACCTCAATAGCCCCAGCAGCCTTATAAGCCGCCCTGAGCTTTGATTTACTGGTATAAATCTCTTTTGGGTTAAGTGGATTGCGAGTTGGTGGCATTTCATCCTGTATAAACAGGTCTCGTGCATTAGATTGATATTCTCGCTTGACTTCTTCAACAGGTACTACTTTGCCAGCTACGTGACAGTATTGGAATAGTTTATATTTGCTCATAGGTCTAGTTTAGCTAACCACATCAGGGCTTTTAGTCGTTTAATACGATTGTTACGCTTTTGCGTGAACTCTTGTGCTTTTCGCTCTGCCTCTTGTAACTCTAAGAACGCCTGTGTTTCTGCTTGTCTTGCGGCTGCTACCGCTATTTGGTGCCGAGCGATTAACTCTTGCTGTAGTGCTTTTATAGCGTCTACTGCTTGGCGTTGTTGTTCTAATCGACTGTCTATTTCGCTTTGTAATTTACTTGCGGCTAGCGCCGCCTCTTCCATTTTAAGTTTTAACTCAGCTTTGCGAAGTTCTTTCTTCTGTTTTATCTCAGCTAAGATTGCCGCTACTACTTCTGGGGAATCAACAGGCGCAGTAGGTATCTTAATAGCTTCCAACTGCTCGACTGTTTCTGCACCGTAAATAGCTTCATAAATTAACTTCTTCCAGTTAATCAGTTTTCTATGAGCTTGCTCTACTTGAGGACGTTTGCGACGTGCTTTGAGTAGTTGTGCTGCTATTTCTTCTTCTTGTTTAGATTCGGAGCGTTTGCGTGTGTAGCGGTCTAATATGTCAGAGGTATCTACTACGCCACTAGCAAGGTTGATAGTTGGTAAGAATACCTGCGCTGTAGAGCCAAGCAGGTTGAGAGTAATGGTTTGAGTGCCACCAGCTAATATGACTGTAGGCAAATACACTTGAGCTGTGGACTCAAGGCGATTCAGTGTAATGGTAAACGGCGTATTGAGAACGACGGTTGGATTAAACGTCTGCGCTGTCGACTCAAGTCGATTAAGCGTTACGGTTTGAGTAGTAGAGCCTTGATTGGTAAGTAACGTGACTAATGTCATGCTTCATCCGACTCGGCTCCTATTATAGGCTCATCGCCGTTATGTACAGGAATATCGTTTAGCGGATCTTCTACAAGTTCGTCGTACAAAAATGGACATGTGTACGGCACATTTAGATCAATGACGATCTTAGCAACACATTTACCTTGATAAATAACAGCGTAGTACGTCACGTTAGTAATACTCCACCACAACTACTAAGCCATCGCCACCAACACCACCTGCGCCGCTATTAACTCCGTTTGTAGAAGCGCCACCGCCACCTCCACCCTGGCCATAGTTGCCACCTCTACCGCCGTTACCACCTGCCACTGTTCCAGTAGTATTTCCACTACCACCACCAGCACCAGAACTGCCAAATCCTTTTGTTACCTGTGCTGTTACGTTGTATTCATTTATGATTTGTAACGCACGATTATCAAGTCCATCAGAACCGTTAGCTCCAGTACCAGCTCCACCACCAGCACGAGCTGCATCCTGAACGCCGTTAATGTTATAAGGTCGACTGCAACCTCCGCCACTACCAGTTGCATTAGCTGCGTTAATACCACCACCACCTGCACCACCAGCACCACCGGCAGCAGACAGCATTTGAGTTGTAGAACCAGCAGTTCCGTTTACGTTACCGCCAGATGTTCCTGCTATTCCTGCAAGTGATGGTAGCTGAGGAGGCGTACAGTTAGCTAACGCTCCACCAGCTCCAGCAGTACCAGCAGCGGTATTTGTGCCTCCACCGCCACCACCACCGAATCTAGCCGATACCCACGTTCCAAAAGAAGATGCGGTTCCAGCGCCGCCAGCACCTCCGTTTGTAGAATCAACGGTTGCAGCAGCACCAGCAGTGCCACCAGCCCCAACGGTAACAGTTTCAGTGGCTCCTAATGCTGTAGCTAATATGTACCTAGAAGCTGTAGCCGCTCCACCACCGCCGCCGCCACCAGTTTTCAAAGTACCAGAAGCATAGCGAGCACCACCGCCGCCTCCTCCACCACCGCCAATAGCAACTACATAAACGTATTTAAGTCCTGGCTGTTTAGTCCAAGTAGCTCCAGCCGTGTATTCACGGATGATTTGCTGACCACCACCAGGTAGCCTGGTAAGAGTGCCCGTCATATTACGATAGCCTCGGCAGGTATAGTTATCTGCGTATTGCTTGTATCAACTCTTCTTACGTCAATCTGATTGGCGTTTGTAATGCCTACTACAAGTCTTGATGAGCCGCTGAGTATTGTCATAGCTGTGCCAGTAGCTCCACGGCGATATTCTATAGCTACAGAAGATGTATTTACTATGTCCAAACAGTTGCAGGTTTGAGAACTAAATGCAGTGTAGTTAGTGCCTACAGCCGCAGTAGTTACGCTCATTATTGTAGCTGATGCCGCACCTGGTACTGACACAGGCATAGGATTAGCAGCGGATACATCAGTAGCACTACCGTCAGCGCCTTCTGAGATTTTAACACGCTGGTAAAGAACTCCGCTTAGATCGTCGGCTGCTATCGTTGCGCCAGTTCCAGGTGTATATCCGACATTATCAGCCATAAATTATCCTACAGTGCAAAGATTCCTGAAGCGTTGAATTGAACATCAATGTTGTTGCCGTTTGGTGTAACAGGGAGACCGCTTGCCGCTACGTCAATATACATGATTAACGGTGATGTAGCTGCGGAGCCTGTGTCTTTGTAAATAATTAACGCTTCTACTGATGCTCCTGTTACTGATGTAAAAGTCACATTATCAGCGTCAAACACACCGTCAGTTATTGTTTTAGAGTTTAACGTCTGAGACGTACCAATCTCTGCCGCACTAGCTGCTGACCAAAACTCATCAGTACCGCTGTAGGTATAAACACCAGTATCAATCAAAGCTATCTTGATAGTGTCCGTTGGCATATCAATGAGAGCATCGAGGAACTTTTGTTTCGCTTTGGGATAAATTGCGTTTGCCATTAGTCTAACTCAATCCCGCTTGGATTGCCTTCCTCATCAAGTGTTATACGTTGTACTTTTACTTCTGGTTGCTCAGTTATTTCTATAGCGGTTGGATTGCCGTTATCGTCAGTAATTATCTTGCCTGACTTCTTGCGTCCCGTCATACCGCCCATACTCATTAGCTTAGGACTTTGGTTGATTGCCTCCATTTGTAGCCTGATGCGCTCAAGCTGATTCTCCGAAGCCAGTCTACGCTCCTCCATGAGTTTCTCTGACTCAGATAGGCGCATACGCATTTGCTCAAGCTCAAGCTTTTGTATCTCAATGATGCTCTGCATCTGACTAGCTTCTTGCTTGATGAGTGCCTTATCAGACTCAGATTGCGCCTGAGACTGAACTTTAAGCATATCCACCTGTACGGCTGACTGCTTAACTTGTAGTTCTTGCTGAGCAAGTGCCAACTCTTGTTGCTTGAAGTACTCATCTGCCTGTTGTTTTTGAACCGAGATTTGAGCGTCAAGTTGGTCACGTTGAGCTTTGAGTTGCTGATTCTGCACCTCAATCTGGCTGCGTACCGCTCTATCATTGGCTTCCATCTGAGCTTGTTGCAGACGAGCTTGAGCCTCTATCTGTGCAATTTGCAAGCGCCCCTGTACCTCTTGCATGGTTGGGTCTGGTGGTGGCGGTTGTTTTGCAGCTTCTTCTTTAGCCTTAGCAATCTCCGCAATTTGTTGAAGAGCTTTCGTAAAGATGCCATCGAGTTCTTTGCCTCCCTTAAACCTCTTAATCATGTTTTGGAAGAAGCTAATGCTGAACTCAGCTAGGGGTGGGTACTGGTCTACTAGACCTCGCATTTGGTCAAAGAATCCACCAGCGGTCTGAATTAAGTTTACGCCTTCTTGCTGCTGCTGTTGTTGGTCGATAGCGATCATTGAATCGGAGGCAATCTCAATGCGGTAATTACGCATCTTATTGTCCCGAAGGATGCTAAGAATCTGCATCTTAGTCATGTCTACGATCTGAGCCATATCAGGCATGGGAGGTGGCTCACCTAGTGGCATACCATCTGGACCCATTGGAGGAGGTGGTGGGGGTGGAAGGTATATTGTTGGGGCTATAAGCTCATCGGCGTCCGCTACTTCTAGGATGCGCTGCTCATCAAACTGTTCCGCAATAATTGTGCCAAGATTGCTGATTGCATCAGATACAAACTTGGTGAACATATTTTGTCTGACAATGAGACCAAGGCTAGACCACTGATTTTCTAGTCTATTAGCAGTAGCCGACTTGTCTTGCTCTGAGGTACCACGAAGCAGGTCAGATACTTTTAGGGTTTCATAAAGCTGCTGTAGGGCTGTCTGTCGTGCGCCCTGAAGCACGTTTAGAGCGTTGATGAATGGTTCTACTGGGTAGAAGTTCATAGCAGCGGCAAGACCGCCACGACCTTGATTTGACGTCCAGTTATTAACAGGGACGCCTTTAAGGTCATCTTGAAAGATTTGCTCAATGGTTTGACCCATAGCTGAGTCATACGCAAAGTTAGTGCGGATGGCTTGGGTAACGGCGTGGATACGAGTAGTAAGTCGCTCCACCTCTAAGATTTGGTCTTTTACATGAGCGTAATCTGAGACGGGGATAACGCTATCTGGGTCAAGACTTTGACGGATAACGGAGCATGGGTAGAACTTTTCAAACTTAATTGGTGGTTCTGTCTCGTCGATTAAGATTTGGTCGCCTGACTTTTGAATCCAGTAGACTTTGTTTGTAGCCTGGCACCAGATTTCAAACACTTCAGCTTTGCCGTCGTACTTGTCCTCGTTTCTAGCGATTTCTTTCTTAATGACCTCTGGGAAGCTGTCATAACTGAGCATCTCAGCTTTTTCTGCACCAAATAAAGCCTCTGCCTGGTCTCTATCAAGAAACGCTCGTCTTGCTTGCCACTCAATTTCTGACTCGTTTCTAGCGTCTGAGCAGAAGTAATCGTTGTACTGAACTACGTCTAGGATAGCTCGCTCACTTACTTTCTGTTCTACCTTTACAGAAGCCAGTAGAATGCCGCCAGGAGCCTCTGTAATGTCCTCTAGCTCATCGGTGAAGGGGTTACCATTACCGTCAGAGTAAGAGCCGTCCTCGTTACGTATAACGGCTATTTGCTGGAATACAGTCTCAAATTTAGGCTCATACCTAGCCCACAAAACGGCTTGCCCAGTAAGCAGGAATTGTAGTGCTGCGTTGTATCCAACCCTGTCAAAGTCAAAGTGACAGTCCATGGAGTACTGAGTGTTTCGTTCTAGGATGATGCTACCAAGCTCGTAGGGTATGCCACCTGTACGCTTTCTTAGGTTTACTTCTGCTTTAGGGGTAGAGCTGTAATAGGCAGGAAGTAGGGTGTTAATACAGTACCACCATACGTTTAGACGGCGCTGGGCGTCCTTTAGGCTGTCGATCTGCTTTTGGGCGTTGTATACCCTTATGGACTCTTCAGCATCGCCTATAAAGCGTTTACGGCGGTCCTCAGAGATAGTGATTTGTTGCTTCCACCAGCGGGGCGAGTATTTCTTAACGAGTGACTTAGCAACTTTCTTCATATTCTACTTTTTGCGTTTCTCGCCCTAATCTTTTCGATGTAACTCTGTATCTGTATCACACCTTTGTTAAAAACCTGCTGCGGTTGTTCCCATTTGGCATCTATAAGTCTTGCTTTGCACATATAGCGTAAAGCGTCGCAGTTATGAGACACGGCGCCATTACCCAGCACAAAGGTACTTGTACTTGGGACAACTAAGCAATACACATCTTGCGGGGCTTCGGAATAAGAGATGGATTTAACCGTCTTCGCCTGGCTTTCATTTTGCAATTTTGATGACAGTATTTGGCTTTCCAATCCATGTGTTTTTTGGTTTGGAACTCCGCCCCACAAAACTCGCAAGTTTTTGTAATTATCGGAATAGACGCCGCTACTGTTTTGGCGTGTTCTGAGTGCCACTCCCTGCCTTGAAGAGATGTGTGCCAAAGTCGTGCAACTGGTACTGCTTTGGCAATTATATTCTTTCTGGCAGCTTCCCTGCGCTCTGGTGTCATGTGGTTTGATAGATGCGTTTTTGCATCCAACAACTCTAAGTTTTCTATTTGATTGTTGGCTTTGTTGTGGTCCTTGTGATGGATATGAAACCCCTTGGGAATAACACCATTGAAATATTCCCAAACTTTTCTGTGCAGTCTTCTTGAACCACGAACGTGTTTTTGCTGCGATGAAAAGTAATCTCCACAACGGTAATATTTTACACCGTCGAACTCTTGGCACGTGTCTGAAATAACCGTAACTTTCATGCGTAACGCAGCGTATCAGATCTTGAGATGTAAGCAAAGAGGCTTCTTTGAACGACCCGTCAATTAACTGGAACTTATGATCTGGAGTGCAAGTTACTTGTGAATCGTCGTCAAAAGTAAGGGTAATAACTTTTGCTTGTTTGCGTGTTAGTGACCCACAAGCTTCTTGATAAAACCCATCGTGGGACAAAACAAAAACGGAAAAATTACCGCAAAGGTCTTTAATTGGCAAAAGACCTGAATCAGTTTGTACTAAAGTGTCACCAACTAAACAGGCATGGTCATTACCAGTTGTATCCAAATCCTCTGGATTACGTTTATCTATTGACATGGATGGTAGAGTTTCTAAGAGGTATGGGCAAGTTGCAAAAATGTAGAGTAGCGGAGGCTTAGCAACTAACCGTTGTCGTATCTGAGACCAGCCACTGATTCGGTCGTTATCGGCTCGTCTAAAAGGGGGATGTTTGTACTTGGCAAACACCGTAGCAAATTGCTCATTGATACTAGGACCACCATCACACTTAAAGATTGACGGGTCAGCTACAGCTATTGGATTTTCTCCCACGGATGCTGAAGCGATTCGAGTAGCTTGCTCGACGTTATCGACTCCTTTTCCCCACATTTCTCGATAGACAATAAGACTTCCCTTTGGATACGGAACCTCATTACCTCCATCATCACGTCCAGAGCTAACAGCACCCCAGACAGCAGCAAAAGGACTGCGATAACCCCAATCATAACCCAGATAACGGGGCCAATGTTTGGGTACATTGAAAGGGCTAATGATATGTTTAGAACTAAACTCAGGAAAGTAACTGCCTTCATGGATTTCAAAATCTCCTTCTAGCCACGCCCTAACTAATTCAGGACTACCAACCATGTGTAGTCGGTTAATGTATTCTGGGTCTCTAGCAAGTAATATTTGATTGTCAGTTACTCTACTAGGGATATAAATGTAATCAAAACTCGACCCGTTTCCTAATTTCTTTTCTAAAAGCTGCATCCCTTTCGGTGCTGGCTTAATAAACATTTCTTTTAGCCAGCTATGCCCTACACCACCAGGGTTAAAGGTAAGAATAACCTGACCACCGCCTTTACCTCGGAGTGCTCCGAATAACTTCCAGATACAGCTAGGGTCACTGTAGTTTCCCGCCTCCTCTATAGCGGCGTGGGATAGCGATTGTCCCTGGTATTTTTCAGCATCAGCGTCATTAGCTAGTGGTCTAAACCGCAAACGTCCACCATTAACAAAAGTGAACTGTTTCTTTTGGTCCTGCCAATGAGCTTTTAAGGGTAGGTAAATCTGTTTAGCTCGCTCAATAAGGTCATCAGCTTGAGGTAGTTCTTTACGGAAGAAGATAGCGTTAAAATCAGCGCCAAGGCGTTCTTGGTCTACTGCCATCTTACCCAATACCCCGTCAGTTTTACCGCCTCCACGGGCACCACCGAAGCCAATAAGGGTAATGGGGCAGTTTACTAGAGTTTCCTGTGCGCCAGGTTGAGGCGACCAGATAATGTTCTCATCGGTGCGCTGGTCTGCAAACCAATCACTCTTTTCCACTCACCATCACCGCATTATCGCTATAAATCCGCTCTACGTTACACTTAAAGTTCTGGCACACAAAGTAAGGTCCAGTAGCACCACCCTGTAAGCTAACATAAGGCTTATCATCCTCTACCTTAACCGTACTGATATACCCGCAACCAGGACACCTTTTAACCTCAGCATCACTCTCTTTAAGCCTGTGCTCTATCCCCATACCCTGTCGTAATCCTCTTTAGTTACCTCGTGCTTACTTACCTCAATCACACCCCTACAAAACCTAATCCGACAACTAAACACATCAGTTACAGGAACCTCCATGCCAACTACCTTGCAGTAAGGACACCTAAAGTACCTTACCCGCTCAACTACAACTTTCTTACGCCTCATTCCTTGTCCAAATAACGAGCTATAAACTCTTCCTTCGTTAATGGCTTGGAACTAACCACACTCTTAACCTCACCAGAAATCTCAATCTGATGCTGCTCACTCCACCCTAGCTTAGTCTTTAGCAAGTGAAGCAAGACAGGCGTATTACCATTCATAGCCTCAGCTACAGCTACAGAAGCTAAACCACGCTGCATCTCAGCCTGACCCTCCAAAAACTCCTCTAGGTAATACTTTTCCAATAAATGCGTCGATAACCGTGCTGCAAGCGCCGTAGACGACTTAGAAAGACCTAGCCTGGCTAAGTCCCGTATCTGTAATCCAAGCTGCTCATTCTTAACGTGATGCCTTGTATGCGGTATCTCACGCAACACTGGCGGCAATACCTCTACTTCAGGATTTTTTATAATAGGCTCAACCCCAGCAACTTCATCTCGTTTCAAATCGTCGTCAGTCATAAAAACTCTATTAGGCTTAGGCAGAACAATGTTTGAGTAATGTGCTGGGATTTTTATGTGGGTGATGAGATATAGACATAACCGGTACCCACCTCACTTTCAAAATCGTTTTTGTTTTGGAAATCTCTATTAGGCTCTCCCAGCCTATGTAGTTGGAATCATTACCGAATATCGGATAGGTAACTAGTTTTCTAATACTCGTAACCAAGGCTCGCGGCCCCTGGCCGCTATAACTATGCGATATCATTGAGTAACTCAGTGAACTCCTCGGTAGTCATACCGCTCGCTTGCAGTAGCGCTAGTATCTCACACATATGGTACATGCGCTTTACTCTCTCCCTATAGCGTAACGCCGTAGTGCTGATACCTATGTACTCCGAGAACTGTACCCTAGTCATCTTGAGTCGCTTACGTATCGCCTGATAGAGGTTACCCTTAGACATCGGCAGGGTATGATAATGACCTACCTTGATTCGAGCGTTAGGTCGCTTATGTAATCTGTTATGATGTTGGCTTACAGTAGGCCACATACCTTTATGTCTATAGCAAAAAGCTATTAAGCGCAAAAAAAGTACACCGATACTACTTGCATGGTCATCATATCTGCTGTAAATTATTTTGTAATGAGTAGGTAACCTACCAGTAACTAAGGAGAATATATGGATCAATTAAAAACACCAAAGAACGACCCAAAGAAGGCAGGGCAACGAGCATCGGATAAGATTATCTTTGGACCTTATTCTCGCTATGCGCTTTATGCAGTCCATAGTCGCTTCGATAGCGTGGTTTGGTTTGTAGACGACGCTGAGCAACTAGATTGCATAATTCCAGACAAGCCGAAGGTTATTCGACAGGAGTTGAACTGGTACGATGCTATCGACGGATTATGGGATGGTAACTTCCATATCGCCAACAACTGACCACTAACCAACTACGGAGATATATATGCAACTAGAAACACTAAGACTGTTAGCAGTATGGAGTAGCGGCATCGTTGGTGCTGCGTGTCTGATAATTGAGTATGTAATTAACTAGGGGGATATATGGCTAAACATTTAATAAATTACTGCGTTAACGTTATAACCGATTGGATGGATGAGAATCCATCACTGAACTGGGGCAATATCTGGAGCGACCTGGAAGATTGCTTGGGAAAATCAGTTACTAAAGCAGATAGGCTTAAAATCAAGCAAGCACTAGCAAATAAAGATTATTACTAAAACAAGAGGAACAAAATGGCTCAGAAAATTGTAGTTAACATTATCACTGGAGAGATTATCTCGGGAGAAATAACTGATCACCCTTTTGCTAATAAAGCAGAATTATACAAAGAGGTGGTTAGGTGTGCCGATGGCTGTTTAAGGTTAAAAACTGAAGTTGCTGAGGCTGATCGTTGGAATAATGACCAAAAGGTAGAACTTGACATAATGGCTAAAGAGTACGCCAACAAAGAAAAGGTTCCCTCTGATGAGTTTCCCGGTTTTCAGATTATGGCTATGGAGCGGGCCTATAAGGACGGCTACAGGGCCAGGCAGTTACATGAAAAGCAGGAGTTTGCTTCTGCGTATAGTCATGGTTCTGAGGTTCAGAAGATAGCCGCTGAGTACGTCAGGAAACGTGGTACCGCTGAGAATCTGGCATCGTACGAGGAGAACAGGTTTATTGACGGCTATTTGTTCGCACTGAGGCAAAGAGAGCTGAAACAGCCTTAACCCCTACAATGCCCTAGGTTGCGTTGTACGTCGTAGCCTAGGGGTAACCCTACCCTCACCCTTTATAATTCAATACCGACCGTCCTAAAGGCTTTAAGAGGCTACTCAGGTATATCATCCAAGCTAATACCTGTACTTTCCTTTAACCAATCATACTCACCTTGCTTAGTAACAGGCGAAGCCTTTGGTATATTTTTATTGGTAATTTCTAATGGTAATACTTTTAATGGTAGCGGCTCATTTTGACCCCGATCACTGAGGTCATTTTGACCCCAATATGGGTTCAATTTGACCTGGGTCGGGTCCAGATTGACCCCATTCATTCGGTTCAATTTGACCCCAATCGTGTTCAGGTAGCGCCCTCTGCCTTTAGTCGTTTCTCGCAGGTGACCTAGTTGGATAAGCCGTCGGATATGACGCTTGGTAGCTGATTCTGAGAATCGTAGTTCACTGGCTATATGTGGGATTGAAGCGAAACAGGGTCGTTTATTCCGCTCAAAACGTTGGACGTAGCTATAAACAAGCGCCTCATGATGCGAGAGCCCTGCATCAACTAAGGCGAAATCGACTATACCCAGGCGGTGTTTTTTGGTATTAGTACCCATATCAGTTCCTTTTAAGAGCCGGTACTACTGTCGCAGGTAGCCGGCTCTTGTTTTATCCCCTACTTATACCCTCCCTCGAAATACCCGTAAAGAAATAATAAAATAATCCGAATCTATTTGTTGCTTGCTGTAATCTTTTCTGTCATAGTGATGCTGTAAACAGTAATTTGTTTATGTAACTAAGGAGATAAAAATGAAACAAGTAATGTTGAAAGTAGGTAAAATGCGGAAAGCTGATGAGTGCGTGGTTTATCCTGTTGATTCAACAAATCCAAACAGACGATTTGTGCAGGGTGACCGCCTTGTTATGATTATGGACATCACAACGGGGAAGGCTCGGTGTAACTATAAAACTGGCTCGATATACGCCAACAGTCTTCACCTGATCAACCATCCAAACATAGAAATTGTGCAGCTATCGCAAACCGATGTTGACGCAATTATAGCGGCGACACCCAAATCCGGGGATCGTATTGGTGGCGGTGTGTTTATAGCTTAAAGAAGAAATAATCATGAAACCAACAAATACTTACACTCAAGATAATTGGCAGTTTACTAAATGTTATTTTGTACTTAGTCAAAATGCTTTTGGGCAATACTGGCCGACCATGTTGATACGTAACCACCAGCACGATGAATACCCTTATCCGGTATACATCCGAGACAGAAACCCATTTAAGAACATCAAACGGGCGATTAAATATGTTGAGGATTATATTCAAGCAAAAGGGATTAAATGAACATAGAGGAAAAAGTACAAACATTCATAGACCTAAACACCGTTGGGAATGATTACCCCACGGCGATTTGGCTATGCTTTGACGATTATAAGGCGCTGCGGTTAGGTCTGCTTGCTTATTATAAGCAGGTAGGAAAACTGCCGATAACTTGGGATCAAGACTGGATACGAAAGGGATATCACGGCATCGGATTCAGTGGAGCAAACTGCTACCTGAAAGAAGATGCAAACCCCTTACCAAATACAGTCGAAGAAATTAAAACTTGGAAAAATAACCCACCAAAGGAGAGCTAATCATGAAAACAATTCTAACCTTACTTGCCATGCTTCCAAGCGTAGCTATGGCACAAGTCACCCAAGAGCAGTTTAACGCCATTATGGGGTTCCCACCACCTCCCCAACAACCTGCGCCAGTGTACGGGCTACCAGTTCAACCTGTACTGCCAGTACCGCAGGACAAAGGACCGTGGGGAACAGGCTATAGCATCGTGACAACCACTAAACCCAAGCGGAATATATTTGACTCTGACCTGACAGGCGAAGAGACCGTACAGCGGGTAGTGCCTAACGATGCTCTTGGGCAACCCCTTAAAGGCTTTGATTTTGGATATTAAGCAGTACAAACGTAACTAGGAGAAATGTATATGCAGACAATAGTAAGAATTGGCTACGTCGTAGTCGCAGTAATTACCTTAATCGCCCTACAAGGCTGTACAGGTATCGAGATGGGGGGCAAACTGTGGATAAGTCGGGTGGACGAGCGCCAGGAATCCCAGAAAACCCATAA